TGAACAACCCGTGGGAGTTCTACCAACATAATATCTCTCCGGAAATAAGGAGATAATGGGTTATCTATATATGCCACATTACATTCCTTAAGATTAAATTCAATTCCATCAAAATATCGGTTTCTAATTCTCCACTTATCATTGTTGAGAACTAGATCAGTAATATGCCGGTTCATGAGCGCAAGTCGTCCCTTTATAATTAAAGTATTAACAACATGCGTCCATTTTCCATTCACAAAACGTTCGAGCTTATATAAATTCCTATATGCAACAGATACTATTTCTGCTGCATTTTGGTCAGTACATGCTTGGATTCCAAACGTCTTACCTATAGCGGCCATTTTCTTCTGGAGTGGTCGCACATCAGCGTGCATAACATTCCAGAGAGCCTTCTCCGCTAAAGAAAGCTCTTCATACGTTTGTCCCTTCAGATTTCTATGACCTGAAGGAGCGGTTGATCCAGATGGAATATAATCTTTAATTCCTTCCGTTGATCCTCTCTCCTCACACATAGAGCATGGTGCTTTATAACACTCATCTACTCTATTGCCAGGATGACATCCTTCGACTTTAGCTCTCTTAAAAGCTTTGGTCTTATCAGTATCATATCCCTCAGTCATAAATCTCTGGAGCGCTTTAGTTTTATCCATATCATATTTCTCAATCTGTGCATGCTTAAGAGCTTTTGCCTGGTCTGCTATATACAAACCTTCAGCTCTAGCTCTAGCTTTACCCATATTCTTGGGTTTTAAAGTTGGAAACAGATAATCGTAAATCTTATGCGCAACATTATTAGCAACCATGGTGAAAGCGAAAGCCGTAGCTCCTGCAATCATCCAAAAGTGCCGAGGTTCCATTCCATAATGAGCCTTCACATATTTGTGGATAGTATCTATTGTACCAGCCACTTTATAGTGAAGACCTTGAATCCGTTCTTCTTTATCATAATTAAAGAAACAGAGTTCTGACTCCGAAACGACGAGTATCTCTCCGTAGAGAACTTTACAAGATTGTATGTAAAGATTTATAAATACATCGTCCGTCATTTCACCAGGCAATTTCATCTCAAATGCAGTCTTTGCACGCCACCAAGCTCTAGTTACTTTCTTAGCTTTGGTGGGATCCATGCAAAAACATGCACTCTTGACTATACGTCGGCAAAATCCGAACTCTTCATCAGTCACAGGGCCACATTTCGCCATAGCGAAATACGCCTTCTGTTTCTTGAATTCATCATCAGACATTATGGTCTTCATATCAGAGCCAAACATACTCTTTGGTTCTTTGCAATTAAGAAAATCCTGATAAAAATCCCATGGAGAAAAATGCACCGATCCTGTCAAATAATTAGACATAGTTCGATGTTTGTTCTCAAATAATGGGTTCATATAAAATTCCCAGCTCTTTTTATTAGGGCTGTTAAATCCATTACATTGCATTGAATATCGAGGCAGTTTATCATCAAATTTAGAATCATCATGAGAACATTTGAAAGCATTGTGCGTATTTAGCTCATTTACCTTCATTGCTAATCGTGCTCTAAATATTTGTAGCATTTTCAGCTGTTCTCTCATCGTCGCCATACTTCCTACTCCTATAGCATTTTCTAGACAACCAATATTGCTGTCTATATATCCAAATTGCTTCTTGAGTTCTCTAACTTGATATAATAGAGTATCTCGAAGTTCTTCAGGAGTAGATGAACATTGGACTGCAAAACGTTCAGGGGCTTTCCATGAGCCACTCTTACACCTTGCAATTGCATCAATCATATGTTCATTAAGTGTCTGGTTAAAGGCTTCAAAGTATTTCATATTGTCAACCGTAGTTGTAACAATACGTTTCGCTATTTGCCAAAAAGTCAAATCACTCTCAAGAACATCATCATTGGGAGAATCTTTATCGATAACATCAAATAATACACAGTCTAACATTGGATTATGTGGAAGGCTTTCACCCGCATCAAGTCTCTGCTTGATTGCGGCATTAACCTTCATTTTATCCAAAATTTCAACTGTCTTACCACTCTGGGTAGCATATTTCATATAATCGGGATGTGGTTTTTGTCGAATTTTAAGATCCACACGTTGAATTACTGCTTCTGCATTCGTCAAAGATGTCATATCAAACTTTGATCGATTGCTAGTCCATATAACGGACTTGGCTTGAAAATAGGTAGATCTCTTATCTTGGAGATCTGCCATATTCAATTGCCAAAAAGCTGTATTCGACATGTGAATTGCTTCAATAAACTCTTCATTTGGATTCGCTTCATTATCTTTCTTCGCTCCAAAATCATCACATACTACTACATTAATTCCAGATGAATATCCATCCCAGAACTTAGCTCCTGGTCTTCTGAAAAATGTTTTCTCATGAAGATCCAAAGGGCTAGTAGCTCCTAATGCTGCTTGTATTTCAGCAATAAGAGCCCACAATATAGTAGACTTTCCAACTCCTGATGCTCCAAACATATGAGTAATCGATGGTGCTACTCTAGGTTTGGTTTGACCCGCACCGCAATTTCCTGCAGTCTCACGAGCTCGCATCAAAAACATTATGCATTGATTAATTGCTGATCGTTCACTATATGGAACTTTCAACATATCGAGAGTACGTAATATTGACATTCCTCTTTGAAGTAGAGATTCAACTGTATTTTTCAGTTGCTCATTATTCTTCAAATCAGATTCAAATCCGGGCTTCATCACTGATTGGACTTCATCCATCCAACCATTGACATTTTTCCATTCATCCATAACTGGTCGCTCAACTCCAAAAACAGAAATACAGAAGGCATCTATCGCCTCTGTAATTATTCCTGATCCCAGAGCAGATACATCCTTAACCGATTTTATAACTCCACTCAATCTGGAGAATCGATTAAAAATTGTATCAAATGAATTGGATCCTGGCATTACTCTCAAAAATAATAGAGATAGTAATACTGATATAGACCCACCAAGCAGAGGTATCATCGAAGTAAAATCTGCAGCTCCATCAGCTATTTCCGTAAAAGAAGCTTGAGCTGTAAATCTCTCAACAATATCTGATTTCTGCTTAGCAATGAATTCCGAGATCTTATTGTAAATATTAGTAAAGAAATCCGTAGCTTTCCTTACTGTATCATCTCCCAATTGTAAATTCATTATAAATTGTGATATACTGAGAATACATGTTGATGGGCGATCAATATTGCGCCAAATATTCAACATACATAATACAGCTGACATCAAATGTGACTTTAAATTAGTCACCTTTGAAAATATGTCCAATTTATGCATAATCATATCAACAAATGGTTCATATCCAGCCAAATCTACTTCGTGCTTAATCGTAAAAGCACTAGGTAGTCCAAATTGCATATGGTATCGTTCAGTAGCATTAACACGAATTTTCATGTTAACATATCCTTCAATCTCTTCAATATATGCTGTCACAAGTCTATTAAATTTAGTTTGCTTGCGACGAGCTTGAGCTCGAAGAATATCCACTGTATATTTATTACCACGGAGTAAACATTGCACTGCTCTCGTAAAAGCAGCATATTCGAAAGAGACATGTGGTTTTCTATGAACCACACATCGCTTACAATTTACTTTCAAATCCGTTTCCTGATTCAAGGTAAAATTTTCCTGAAAGAGCTCAATGAGTTCAAGGAAAGTTTGATTACCATAATATTTTCGAATCTTACTATCTAACACAGCATAACTGTTAATGTCAGATAGTTTTTGGTCATCATCATTTTGTTCAACTGAAGCAGCCATTGCTGGCACTTCTTCAGAAGCCTCGGGTTTGCTCTCCCCACCGAAGATGTCGGTAGCCACGCCAGATTGAGGAATCTGGTTGGGAAGATTATTTTGATCAATACTAGAAATATTCATGTTTGGTCATAAATGATTTGAGTCCGCAAATCACGGTCCATTTTATACATACTGGAAATGTCCTCTTTACAACGAGGAGTTGTCCTTAGTCATAAGATTTGGTTGTGTACTCGAAGTATAAACTAATGTTCTTTATGGTATGTTTTCATCCTAAAAGGAATACTAACGTTCGGGAACAATGCAATACACATTCCAAAAATCAAAATTAATTGGGCATGATAATAGCGTAAGAATATATCCTATATTATCTTTCTGCGGATATATAATTCGTCATCAGTCTAATAAAAGCATCCGTTAACAATATCATAGAGCCTACATAAATGCGGGTAGTATAAATATTATCTTCGAAACATCAATTAAAAGTCCTAAAGCTATACAATTTAATAAAAATTAAAAGGTGTAGTTTAAGCCAAACGGGCATCTCAAGTATATGTAGCAGCAATACGAGAGTTGTTTGAAGTCACTCTGCAAAGGACAAGATTTTCTCTGACCGCG